CATGGAACTCGATTCGTCCACTATCGCAAAAACTGCTGCACTGAACCTGAAGATCGTTGGTCTGTGGGATGTTCCCAACAACGCTTTTGGTACCAATGCCGTGGTGGTAGTGAAGATCAACGAGCACCTGTACGGTAGTGCTGGTGTTGCTGGCCAAGGAGCTTAATCATGGCAATTTCACGTGCACAACTGGTCAAGGAACTTGAGCCCGGCCTGAATGCGCTGTTCGGTCTGGAGTACAAGAACTACGAAAACGAGCACGAGCAGATTTACACCATGGAAACTTCGGACCGTGCGTTCGAAGAGGAAGTGATGGAATCTGGCTTTGGTGAAGCTCCGGTGAAGACTGAAGGCGCTGGCGTTGCATACGACCAGGCGCAAGAGGTCTACACGTCGCGCTACACCCATGAGACCATCGCTCTGGCGTTCTCGCTGACTGAAGAAGCCGTGGAGGACAACCTCTACGACCGTCTGTCGGCGCGTTACACCAAGGCGCTGGCCCGCTCGATGGCTCAGACCAAGCAGATCAAGGCAGCTTCCGTTCTGAACGGTGCCTTTACCACCTCTGTGGGTGGTGACGGTAAGCCTCTGTGTGCAACCGATCACCCGACCCTGTCGGGCCCGGACCTGCGCAACGAGCTGGCTGTTGCTGCGGACCTGTCGGAAACCTCCCTGGAGCAGGCGCTGATCGACATCGCCGCGTTCACTGATGAGCGCGGCCTGAAGATCGCTGTCCAAGGCCTCAAACTCATCATCCCGAAAGAGCTGATGTTTACGGCCGACCGTATCCTGAAGTCCACGCTGCGTGTGGGTACTGCTGACAACGACATCAACGCTGTCCGCAACATGGGTATGGTTCCCCAGGGTTACACCGTCAACCACTTCCTGACCGACCCGGACGCCTGGTTTATCAAAACCGATGCCCCCAACGGCATGAAAGGCTTCACCCGGGTAGCGATCAAGACTGGTTTCGAGGGCGACTTCGACACTGGCAACGTTCGCTACAAGGCTCGTGAGCGCTACAGCTTTGGCTTTAGCGATCCGCGCGGCATTTTCGGTTCGCCGGGAGCCTGAGTCTAAAATCCGCAAGGGTTTGGAGGGGGCTTCGGCCCCCTTTTCTTTTGTCTATAATGGGTGTATAAATCAGCTATCCCGGGGTTATCCGGTGTTCTGACAGTCCCGGCTGACGACATGCAGACAGAACACCTCCGACACTCGCATGTGAGGAATTTATGGCTACTACAACCTTCACGGGCCCAGTTGTTTCGCAAAACGGCTTTCAGGGCGCTGTTACCGCTACTACGGTTACTGCCACAGGCAACGTAACTGCTACTGGCACTGCTAACGTAATTGTTATTCCGACCTCCGATCCGGGCGTTGCTGGCGCAATTTGGAATAACGCCGGTACGCTTGCTATCTCTGCTGGTTAATAGGGGTACGCCATGAGCGCCAGTAATATTTCAACCGTCTATAAGGCGGCTACGGGGCAGGCGATCAATGGCCGAAGTCGTGTGTGTGGGTTGTATTTCACTCACGGCACAGGCGGCCCCTCCGTCATTGAGTTTTACGACGGTACCGCTGACACAGACCCCCTGTTGATGTCGTTGTCCTCTACTACCGTTGCCGATTCGCAGAATTTTGTGATCCCCGATCAGGGCATCTTGTTTAAAGACGGGGTGTACGTGAAGTTTGGGGCCACCATTCTTAGCGTTACGGTGCTCTTTGAAGGTGGAGCGGCGGCATAATGGCTTCTAAGGGGATGGGCATTAAGACCTCTGTGAAATCGGGAAATTTCCGATCCACGAAGTCTGGTGCTGGCATGACCGAGAAGGGCGTTAAGGCCTATCGTCGTGCTAACCCCGGAAGCAAGTTGCAGACGGCCGTGACAGAGAAGTCGCCTTCTCCGGCACGGGCAAAGCGACGCGCTTCGTATTGTGCCCGCTCTGAGGGGCAGATGAAACAGTTTCCTGCGGCAGCAAAGGACCCCAATAGTCGGTTGCGCCAGGCTCGGAAACGGTGGAAATGCTAGATAAAGGATAGCTAACATGGCAACCAAAAAAGCGATGAAGAAGGGCGGCATGCACAAGATGCCCGACGGCACGATGATGAAGAATTCCGCCATGGCCGACAAAGTTGGCCGTGCGGTAAAGCGTAAAACGGCCGACGCTAAGGGCCGTGCAATGAAGAAGGGAGCCTAATCATGGCTGGCAAAGGAATGGGTTGTGCGACTCGTGGTGGCGGCGCTGTCATGAGCGGTCCGAAGAATCACGTGGTCTCTGCGACAAGCACCAAGACGGGCCCGGTGATGATGAAAAAAGGTGGTGCTGTCAATCAGCACAAGCGCATGGCCATGGGCGGAAAAGTCAAGGGCTATCGCAAGGGCGGGATGTGCGACTAAATGACCACCTCCGGCACCACGACCTTTGACCTGGAGATTGATGACCTAGTCGAGGAAGCTTTTGAGCGGTGCGGTATTCGTGCAACGAGTGGCTATCAGCTTAACTCGGCACGCCGTTCGCTCAATTTGCTGTTCCTTGACTGGGCCAATCGCGGGTTAAACCTGTGGACTATTGAGCAGGCAACGTATGCGTTGACCCAAGGGGTTAACGAAATTACGCTGCCTAGCGATACAGTCAATGTGCTTGAGGCGATCATTCGCCAAAACAGTCAGGGCACCAATACGGACGTCTACATTGAACGAATCAGCCGGGAAGACTGGTTGAACGTGCCTAATAAGACGTCCCAAGCGCGTCCTGCTCAGTTCTACGTCCAGCGCACGAACACCCCGAAAGTGTTCTTTTACCCGGCGGCCGACCAGAACTACACCTTTGTGTACTACCGCATCCGGCGGATTGAGGATGCGGGCGCGTATACCAACACAGCGGACGTGAACTTCCGGTTCCTGCCGTGTCTTGCTTCTGGTCTGGCCTATTATCTGTCCCTGAAGTTTGCGCCAGAGCGTGCCGCCGCGCTCAAGGCTATCTACGAAGAGGACTTCCAGCGGGCGGCGCTAGAGGACCGCGATACTGCCAGCGTGCAGTTCGTGCCGGAGATGGGGGTGTAGCATGGCCTTCGCAACGGGGAAGTTCTCTTATGCCTTGTGCGACTTTTGCGGCCAGCGGTATCCCTACAATGTCCTGCGTAAGCAGTGGCAGGGGTACATGGTCTGCCCGGACGACTATGAGCCCAAAGAGCCGCAGCTTGATCCGTTGCGTTATCGCGGCGATGCGATTGCCCTGCGTGATCCGCGTCCAGACCGTATTGAGCCGGTGTCGGTGTTCGTTGGTGCGCCAGGGTTTACGGCCTTCCAGAGTTACGGAAGCGCTCGGGGCACGAATGATATGCGGCCGTATGTCGAAGGTCAGCCCATCATGGCCAAAGGGTCGGTTGGGTCTGTCACAGTGAGTACGTCATGACCTACGATGAGCTTGTCACCAACATCCGTAACTACACCGAGGTGGATGCCAATGTGTTCTCCAACTCGGTGATTAATACGTTTATCACGATGGCGGAGAACCAGATTCTTCGCGAAATTGATTTGGATGTTTTTAAACTAGAGGTTGCTGGAAGCATGACCTCTGGCAATAAGTTTCTGACTGCTCCATCAGGGATTCTTACCCATCGCTACATGATGATCACAGTGGATGGGGACCAGGTCTTCCTTGACTTCCGAGACACGTCGTTCATGAAAGAGTATTGGGCAGACGGGTCCTCGACAGGTGTTCCAAAGTACTATTCGGTGTGGGACCAGAACACATTTTATGTCGCTCCCACGCCCGTGCAAAACTATGTGGTTGAACTAGGCTACATCTATCGGCCAGATCAACTGTCTCCGGCCGTTCCTACAACGTGGATAAGCACAAACGCGCCAGAGGCGCTCTTGTACGCGTGTCTTGTTCAGGCGTACAGCTACACTAAAGGCCCGTTGGAGATGCTTCAGTACTTCCGTCAGTCTTACAAAGAGGCCATCCAGGGTCTTGGTGTTGAGCAGCAGGGCCGCCGCCGTCGCGATGAGTATCGTGATGGCATGTTGCGCATTCCTCTTAAATCGGAGTCACCTGGGCCATGATGTCTGTTCAATCCCCAGCAGTGGTCGGAGTTGTTCAGGTTGAAACGACTAACAATCGTGGATGGTCTGTGGAGGAACTCGCCATGCGTGCCGCAGACAAGATCATATATGTCGGTGATCAATCTCACCCTGCCGTTAGGGAACAGGCGCGAGCGTTTAAGGACAATGTCAAAGCAGTAGTGCTGTTCTATCTGCAGGAAGCGGTGCAACAAGATCGACTGACGGTGGCAAATCGCCTCCGAGAGTCTGGGCATCCAGACTTAGTGCACCTGCTAGGGGAATAATCATGGCATTTAATGGCAACTTTATGTGCACCAGCTTCAAAGTGGAGCTGATGAAAGCTGTGCACAACTTCACGACGGGGACAGGGGATACGTTTAAACTAGCCCTGTATGACAACACCCCTTCGTTCAATGCCTCGACCACGGCGTATACCTCGTCTGGAGAGGTCGCGGCGTCTGGGACTTACACAGCGGGGGGAGGCACATTAATTAATGTGACCCCTACAAGTTCCGGAACGACGGCTCTTACCGACTTTGCGGATTTGTCGTTCACAAGTGTAACAATTACGGCCTACGGCGCGATGATCTACAACGATTCTGTCGCAGGTGATCCTTCTGTATGCATTCTGGATTTTGGTGGGGCGAAAACGGCCACTAATGGCACGTTTACGATCATTTTCCCTACG